GATGGGTGGAGTCTAACTCCACCCGCTATAAATATCTACCCTAACCCCACACGCGACATGCCAATCTTGCCTGCAAAGTGGCAGCGCCAATTAGTATGTCTAACCTTGAGGGCTTCTGGTCAGATCCAATCACGTATTGCTGCACCCACCGAATCGAGAACCCGTATTGCTTGCTGCGCGCGGTTTTCGTTTCCGCACTCGGCCCCGGATTGATCAGATCCGCCATCACGAACGCGAACGCGTCGGGGTGATAGACGAAGCTCTGCGGCGAGGCCGTGGTCGCCAAGGTGCCGCCGGCCGCACTCGTCGCACCCAAGACGGTGATGACCGCATCGTCGGCGGGGGAGGCATCCACGGTCTGCAACTGTCCCGAGGTGATGATCGAAGGGCTGATCGGCAAGGTCGCCATGTCCACACCCACCGAGGTCGTGGTCGCGGTCACGACGAACTGCTGCAAGCGGCCCGTGCTCTGATAGGACAACGGATTGACGGAGTTGACGCCCGCAATCGTGAAGATGTCGCCCTTGTTGAGCGTGGCCGCGCTGGAGGCCCAGCCGTCGGTGATGAGCACCGATCCCGTCTGACTCGCGCCTTTGATGATCGGCGTGGAGGCGGTGAACGTGCCGGTCGTATGCACCGGCCGGCTCGGATCCTGATACCAGCCGCCGACGCCGAGTTGGTTCGCGCCAAACTTCCCGTTGCGGTAGTTCTCGCCGATCGTCGCGGTCGGGTTGAACAGCGTGGAACTGGCGTTCGCTAACGTCGCCATCGCCAGCGGATCGAGCACCGCCACCCGGCCACTCATCGGCGTCGAGAGGTCCGTCAATTTCACGCCCGCTTGCAGGTAGGTCAGCGTCGTGCTGGGCGTCGTGCCGGGGACGCCGACGACCGAGTAGATGTCGCGGTAGACGGCCTGGAAGGCGAGCACGTCGGCCGCATTCGCCAGGGCTTCCGCGCCGGGCTGCACGTAGCGGGATCGGATGTCGTCCAGTTCCGTCGTCGCCTGCTGGCTGGAATAGCCGAAGGCGACGTTCTTCTGGTTCGTCAGCGTGATCGGCACGGTCTGATCGAACAAGTTCTGGAGTTGGAGCGCCTGCCCGTCGGTGACGGCGAAGCGTTGCGGCATCCGCGCCAGGACGGTGTTGCCGACCTTCGCGCCGGCTTGTTCGTATTGGGAATCGTAGGTGCGATTGACGTTGGCGAGAAACTTCACTTCGTTCGTGAATTCGCGCCCGACTTCATTCGTCACCCAGGTGGGCGTGGCGAGCGTGTTAGCCAAAAAATCCTCCTGCGCTGCGATCAGGTCTAGCCGCGCCGCCGTTGTTTCTCGATCAGATTCATCCGCCGAATGTGTTCATCGGTGGAGAGTCCGTCGTGAATCTCGAGCGGATCGGTGCCTTGGGGCGACCCTTCGACTGGCTTGATCGGCGGGTGCGCGGTGCTCACAGGAATCGGCCGGGGCGCTGAGCCAGGAGGAACAGCAGCAGCCGGGGCCTCAAGGGTCGCTTCGATCTTGCCGATTTCCCGAAAGAACTGATCGGGGGGCAGCGCGGCAAGGCGCTGAGGTTCGTCAGGGTAATGGTCGGAGAAGTATTGCAACAGCTTGTCGGGCGCGGACGAGCGCAAAATCTGCTCCGCGATGATGTTGCCGAAGGTCACGGGCGCATCCGGCGCGAGCGCACTCACGGGCGCCATCGCGACGAGCCGGGGATCGATCTTGTCGAAGAACTGCGGGTCACGCGTTTTCGCGGCGGCGATCTTCTGGTCGTAGGTCTGCCACGCGACGGCGGTGTCCTGCGCGGCGCGGGCCTGTTGGGCCTGCTGCTGGCGCTGTGTCTCACGTTGCTCGGTGCGGAAATCGGTGCGGGCGTCGATGTAGTCTTCGTAACTGTGGGTCGGATGACTCGCACTCCACGTGTCAAAACTCTCAAACGCCGGCAGACCAGGCGTGGGCGGTAGGGGAGGGGGCGTCGGGCGCGTCGTCTGGGCGGCGAGATCAGCGGCGCGACGTTCGGCCGCCTCCGCGCGTCGTTCGGCTTCGCGCTGTTTCGCAATCGCGGCTTGCACCGCAATCGCAGGATCGGCCCGTCGGCCTTTCGGCTTGAACGTCCCGTCCGCATTCCGATCCGCACTCGGCTCAGGCGCGGGCGGCACGTCGGAGGGCGGCACGACCGGACTGACTGGCTCAAGCGGGAGTTCCGCAGGCGCAGCGACATCCGGCGTCGTCGCGACCGGCGGCGTCTCTGGCGGTGCCTCACTCGGCGGGCCGGTGAAGTCAATCACCGCATCGGCTGGCACAGTCTGTGATTGGGACACGTGGGGCGAGTGTGCGCGTATGTGGCACACGCTGTCAATGGATTTGCGGAAGATGGGCTATTTCGAGACGGCGGGGAGGTCGTGAAAGACGGGCAAGGTCACGGTCGCAATGCGGGGGACCAAGCAGCACCAACAGCCGAAACACTGGTGCAACATCAGCCCGTCAGCGGTCAGGGTGAGACACGTCCACGGGAGTCGCCCGCATTCATCGCACAGCACGGGCTGGGCGATGATCCGTTTCATGCCGTCGGCTCCGGTTCGGGTTGGAGGGCGGCGGCCTGCGCCTGCGCCTCCAGCGCGTGCTGCTGGCCTTGGTCCGCTTGTAAGACCGTTTGCGCGTGCGCTTGATCGCCTTCGGTTAAGGCCTGCTGATGCGCGGCGGCTTGCTGCTGCAACGCGCGCTGATGCTCTTGGTCCGCCATCGACGCTTCGTGCGCGTGTTCGTAGCCCAACGCGATCTGTTCTTCGCGGGCTTCGGCGGCGAGGTTCGTCGCATCGTTCGCGGAGGTGATGCGGGCGATCTCGATCTTCGCCGCGTTTTCCATGCGCTTAATCTCCACCTGCATGTCGAAGCGGAGCTTTTCGATATCCACCTGCATCTTCGCTTTGACCTGATCGGTCTCGATGACTTGCTGCATCTGTTTTGCCGCTTGCGCGAGTTGTTCACACTCGGCTTTCGCCTGCGCCAGTTCCGCCGCCGGGTCGGCCTGTTCATCGGCCAGCCACGGGAACTGATGATCGCGCATCTTCTTGAGGTCTTTCGCGATCTGTTTGGCACCGGGGAAATCACGGTGGGCGAAGTAGGTTGGACCGATCACCGGCATCAGTTCTGGCGCCGCCTGAAGGATCTGCGACATCTCATCGTTGCCTTCCGCCAACTGCGTCGGATGCGACTTGCTGATCGTCACGCTCACGCCATAGCGGCCTTTGTTCAGATCGTAATGCTTCACCGGCGTCTGTGGATCCTCCGCCGCCTGCTGCATCGCGGGATCGCCAGGCTGGGCAGGAATCGCGCGAGGCCGCTGCGTCTGCGGATCCGGCGTGAACGGTTGATTGAGCATCACGATGGAGGACACGTTCTGATCGTCGAGAATGCGCGCCACGCGGCCGGGCCGATCGTAGACGTGCGGCGCGAGATCCAACCACACCCGCGCTTCGTGCATCATCGCCACGTCTTTCAGATTCTCCAGATAGTGCGACGTGCCTTCGACGGTCTGATCTTGTAACGCGATCAGCGCACGGCCGGAGCGGTGCGCGGTCGGTTGCTTGCCGAGCGCGGGATCGAACGTCGCCGTCGCCGTCTGCACGAAGTCGCGCCCGATCGTCAAGAGCTGCATCGACGGCCCGAGACGACTGACATCCACCTGCACGCGCTTGGGCGCTTCGGCCGGCATCCCGGCCGTGCCGGTTCTCTTAAATTGCAAGTAGGGGAAGTTGCGGATGTTTGATTCCGCATACTCGCGCTCGTGGCCTTCGAACACGCCTTCTTCGCCTTGCCACGGCGCTTTCGGCTCGAGCGCCGCCATCTCCACCGCCCCACTCGCCGCGTAGTTCACGAGTCGTGCGCCATCCTTCGCGGTCGAATACATCCCATACCAGATCCGCTTGCCCTCGAAGGGTTGGAGTTCAATGCCGGGGTCGAAGATGATCGGAATGTATTGGCCGTCCCACTCCTGCTCGGGTTCGACTTCTTCTTCGCAGTTGATCACGCGCCAGTAGACGGTTCGGATCTCCTCGTCCTTCGTGCGGGCGTCCTTCCCCGTCTTCACGGTGCGGCCGTCGGGGATCGCGTCGTCGGGGGCCATCTCGTTGTTGTCGAGCAGCACCCAGGTGCGTGTCGTGATCTCCACGCGCCAGTCTTCCGCCACACGGATCGTGCGCGATTCAGGACTGTCGCCGCCCACCCACGACGCGGATTCGCTTCCCGTGCCGGCGAGGTCGGTCAGCTGGCCGTCGCCGTAGGTCGCGACGGAGGATTTCGGCCAGCGCCGTTTGTAGGTGGCGAACGGGATGTCCGACACGATCATCAGCCGCTTGCCGTCGCTCCAGTCCGGTTCTTCCGCGAAGGGATCGGCATAGACGGAGCCTTGATACAGAATCCGTTTGAAGACGAGTTTCTGATCGAGCGGATGCCCGCCGTCGGCATCGTAGACTTTGTTGATGCGATACCAGCCGCGTCCGCACTTCGTCGCCCGGTTGAACGCCCAGCTTCGCACCAGATGCGCGTTGGAGTCCCGCTCACACGCCCGATACAACCCTTGCAGCACCGCCGCCGTGTCGTCGGTCGCGTCTTCCGAGAGGGGATGGATCGTGACCCCGAGATGCGCCTTGCGTTGGCCGTTGAGGATCAACTGCATCGGCTCGTCCATCGTCGGGATGGACAGCATGGGGCGGGCGGGGATCGCAATGCCGCCGATGGAGGTGCCCTGCCTGGCCGCCACGACATCGGTCGGCCACAAGCCTTCGGGCGTCTGACACTTTAGATCCGCGAGTTCGCGTGTGCGCTGCGGTTCTTCCGCATCCGCGACAAACTTGAACCAGCGGAGCGCATCAGGAATCGAGGACGCCGCCATGCGAAGCAGGGTAGCACGAAGCGCGAGGAGAGATCGTCAGTATCCAAGCCAACTGTGCGGGCCGCCGTGCGGGGCGCTACTCGCCATCTGGCGTTCGCGAGCGGCTTTCTCGCGGGCGGCACGTTGCTCCGGCGTCTCCTGGCCGACGCCGAA